CGGAAAACGCCAAGAAGGCCATCCGCTTCGAAGTGGACATGAACAGCGCCGACTCGCTCGATCTGTCGATCAAGCTAGCGCTCACGGAGCGCACCATCGTGAAACGGCAGGACGGCGGCCGGCTGGAGATCATCCATGCGGCCGAGCCCCATCTCACCCCGCCATTCGCTGATGACTTCTGGCAACTCTACCAGGGCGATAGCCTGCTGGCCGAATGGGACGTACCGAAGCTGCCATGAGTGATGATCTGCAACGCCTGGAAGAATGGGCCGGAGCCCTCATCGCCAAGGTTCAGCCGGCGCAACGGCGCCAGCTGGTGCGCCAGGTAGCCAATGATCTACGGCGCGAGCATGCGCGCCTGATCGCCCTGCAGGTGGCGCCCGATGGCGCGCCCTATCCTGCGCGCAAGAACCGCAAGGAACTGCGGGGCAAGTCTGGTCGGATCAAGCGACAGAAGGCAGCGATGTTCAACAAGCTGCGGACGAACACCTTTTTGCGAATCCAGGCAGACGCCAATCAGGCGTCGGTTGGCTTTTTCGGAAAGGTCGCGCGTATCGCGCGCGTGCACCATGAGGGGCGGCAAGACAAGGTTGCTCCGCGCGGACCGAGCTACAAATATCCTGCTCGAGCACTACTGGGCTTCTCGGGACGCGATCTTGCTGAGCTTCGTCGGAGCCTCTTAGAACATCTTGATTTGACCTTGCTATAAACTGCCGAGGGGGTATTTTTCGAGTGGCGCAACACTATTATCAGATGGCGGGATGAAAAATGGAGCAGAAGAAAAAGTTCGCGAATCAAATCGCTGAGCTGCAGCAATTGAATAAGGTATGCGAAGCCGTGCTCGCCTCGGCTGCAGCCCTTGATATGGGAGTGCCACCTGAGCGCGAGCAATGCCGAGAAGGTATGAGAGCACTGCGGAAAATGCTTGGAGAGATGAGAATAATGAGCCTTCAGGTAGAGATGTACATTTCTGAATACTCAGATCTCACTGCTGCCTCGAACGACAATATTAAATAATTGCTGGCGCAGAAATCCCTTCGTAATTGCGGCTTTTATATGGGCAATAACACGGCCGGCGAGAACTTACCAAGTTTCTCTTTGGAATCCGCCTCCAAAATACACCACATATATCCGAGTCGGCCATGTCGATAGATTCGCGGCTGGCCCAATCTCAGATCGGACCAGCCGTCCTTCTAGCGCAGTGAGGTGCTCATCAACTCGCACCGTGCGCCATGTTCGTCTGGTGTCTCGTAGCAAGTCTGACCTGCGCGAGCACCAGACGCGGCAATGAGCCCGACTACGACCAAGAAATACACGAGGTAGATACGCATAGTTACTCTCCTAAAGTGGGATTGAGAAGTGTGACAGTTCAGCCAGGAGGCATCCGACCGGCTTCGCTCATCCATTCACCCAGCAAGTCCCAATCGATAGAAGTCGACATGATGGTGTCGGCGGCATAAGCTCCAGATGTTCCGAGCAGACCTGCAGCGAGTGCCAGTAGTGCCAGATAGGTACGCATGATGTTCTCCTTTAGGTTGAACCCGAACCCAGATTCGGTATGGATGTATCTTGCTCTCCATGCGTTACGCCTAAATTGCAGAGAGCCACTGTCCTATTTCAGTTGAAATATTCCGGATATTGAGAGTGATGCGGCAATATCCGGGATATCAACCCGCCGCAAAGTGCCTTCCCGCGCGCGATCCGGCAACATGGGTTGCATGACGCCCGACCTCTCCGAACTCGTTCGCACCATCCCGAATTTGATCCGCACCGGCAAGATTGCCGAGATCAATGCGGACAAGGTGCGCGTGCGCTTGTCGCCTTCGTTGCTCACCACCTGGCTGCAGTGGATTGCGCTGCGCGCGGGTGATGTCATCGATTGGTGCCCGCCGTCCATCGGCGAGCAAGTCATCGTCTTCTCGCCCAATGGCGACCTGACCCAAGGTAAAGTCCTGGCCGGCCTGTTCTCGGCCGATTCGCCGGCGCCGCAAACCTCCCTCAATATCCGCTCCATCCACTACCCAGATGGCGCTGTGGTGCTCTACGATTTCGGCAAACACTCTCTGTCAGCCATCCTGCCGGCCGGCAGCTCGGCCCTGGTGAAGGCAGATGCGGTGACCGCCGACGCACAACAAACTACCTGCACCGGCAATGTGACCATCAAAGGCAATCTCGTTGTGGAAGGCTTCAGCGCCCTGAACAATGGTGCCAAGGTCCTGGGCGGCGACGGTGGCGCGGCAATCGTCATTGAGGGCGACGTGACGGCCACCGGCGACATCAAGGCCGGTGACATCAGCCTGCGCAACCACCCGCACGGCGAAATCAAGCGCGGCTATGAAAAATCCGGAGTGCCGCTGCCATGATCGCCATGAACGCCTCTACCGGTAGCAGCATTTCTCTGCTGGATCACATCCGGCAGTCCGTGCGCGACATCCTCATGACTCCGCTGGGCACCCGCATCTACCGCCGTGCCTATGGGTCGGAAATCCCCGAGCTGATCGACCAGCCCCTGAATGGGGTGACGGTCATGCGCATCTATGCCGCCGTGGCTTATCGCCTGACGCTGTGGGAGCCACGCATTTCTCTTTCGTCGGTGAACCTCAACCGGGACGCCAGCGGCGCAATCTCTGTGGTGCTGCAGGGCGTGACCAATGGCACTGCTGTTGAATTCTCCGTGCAGGTCCGTGAAGGGGCGACGCAATGAGCTCGCCCATCGACCTGTCCCTGCTGCCGGCACCGCAAGTGCTGGAAACCCTGGACTTCGAAACCATTCTGGCCAGTCGCAAGGCGGCGGTGCTGGCGCTGCTGCCGGAAGACGAGCGCGAGGCCGCAGCCAATGTTCTGTCCCTGGAGTCTGAACCGGCCACCAAGCTGCTGCAGGAGAACGCCTATCAAGAGCTGTTGCTGCGCAACCGTGTCAACGATGCCGCCAAGGCAGTCATGTTGTCGTTTGCCCTCGGCGCAGATCTCGACCAGATCGGCGCCAATACCAAAGTCAAACGCCTGGTATTGGTTGAGGCTGATCCGGACGCCTTGCCACCGGTGGCAGAGATATTGGAAGGCGACGATGCGTACCGCTTGCGCATTCAGGAAGCCCCTGACGCGCTCTCCACGGCTGGCCCGCGTAACGCCTACGAATTCCACGCGCGCAGTGCTGACGGCCGCGTGCTGGATGCGCGCGCGGTCAGCCCAGCGCCGTGCGAAGTCGTGGTGGCCGTTTTGGCGAACTCGCATGACTGGCAGGCGCCGGCCGACCTGCTGCAAACCGTCAATGCCGCCCTGTCGGCCGAGGATGTCCGGCCGCTGGGCGATTTGGTCTCGGTAGTACAGGGCCAGGTCACGGACTACGAGCTGGAAGCGGTGGTGTATGTCGAAAAAGGCCCAGAGGCGCCCATCGCTCTGAATGCCGCCCGGTCGAACGCGGCCGCCATCTCCAAGCCGCTGCGCCCGCTCGGCTATAGCATCTATCGCAACGCCTACGTGGCTGCGTTGAAGGTCGAAGGCGTGCGCAATGTCGTCGTGAAATCCCCTGCGGAGGACATCCTGTGCGGGCGCACGCAGGCAGCACGCTGCACCGGCATCAGGATCACGGCCGAGGTGCTGGAAGAGGTGGACGATGTATAACCCGGTCCCGACCCTGCCGCCCAATACCACGTCCCTGGAGCGGGCTCTTGCACGCGCCTGCGCCGCCCTGGCCGACACGCCGGTGCCCCTTCGTCTGCTGTGGAATCCCGACCATTGCCCGGTGGAGTTGCTGCCCTTCCTGGCCTGGTCCTTTTCGGTGGATCGCTGGGACGATACCTGGCCCGAGACCATCAAGCGCGGCACGATCAAGTCCGCCCGCTACATCCACCAGCACAAGGGCACCATCGCGGCCGTGCGCGGCGTGGTCGAGTCCCTGGGCTACATCATCAAGATTAGTGAATGGTGGCAGACCGAACCACGCGGCCCACGCGGCACCTTCGCTCTTGAGGTCGGCGTGCTGGATTCAGGTATCACCGATGAAATGTTCCTCGAAATGGAACGCCTCATTGACGATGCCAAGCCGCTATCGCGTCATCTGACCGGGCTGCGCATCCATCTGGAGACCCGCGGACAAATCAATGTCGGCTCCTATGCGCAGTTCGGCGAGGCCATCACGGTCTATCCCTGGTCACCTGAAAGCATTGAGGCAAGCGGCCGGCCGTTTATTGGCTGTGCCACCCACATCATCGAAATCATGAGCATCTACCCATGAGCACTTATTTTTCTATTCCGACCGAGATCGGCGAGGCGCGAATCGCCAATGCCCTGGCGCTCGGCATTCCACTGAAGCTCACGCACATGGCCGTGGGCGATGGTAATGGCGTCGTGCCGGTGCCGGACCGCAAGCAGACCACTCTGATCAAGGAACAGCGCCGCGCGCCGATCAACACACTCGACAAGGATCCGAAGAACACCAGCCAAATCATCATCGAACAGGTGTTGCCGGCAGATGTCGGCGGCTGGTGGGTGCGTGAAATCGGCATCTTCGACGATGCCGGCAACTTGTGCGCAGTCGCGAACTGCCCGCCCAGCTATAAGCCTTTGTTAAGCGATGGCGCCGGAAAGGATCAGGTCGTGCGCGTTGTCCTGTTGGTGTCGAGCACCGCAGCCGTCGAGCTGAAAATTGACCCGGCGGTGGTGCTGGCCACCCGCAAATATGCGGATGATGCCATCGTGGCCTACGCGGCACCGAAAGCGCACACGCATGCCGACCTGGCACCACTCAAATCACCTGTGTTCACTGGCCGGCCGGTAGCACCTACCCCGGCGGCCGGTGCCGATGTGGGGCAGGTGGCCAATATCGAGTTTGTCGCCAGCGCGATTGCGCAAGCCATGGCGGGCGTGATTCCCTTCCTGACGGCCGTTCCTGCAAAGAAGCTGGTCGATGTCGTGATGGTCAAGAGCATTGGCCTGATGGAGTGGGTGGACGTAGCCGGCACTGGCGAGTTTCATGGTTACCGGACCTTGCGCTGCGGGGCGTTGGAATTTGGCACCACGGCTGCACCCCGATCGTATGAGGCCGATTTGGTCGGCGGGCTTGGCTCGAAGACTAGCCAGGCATCGATTTGGGCATGGGCGCAGCAGAACGGGCATAGCGTCGCCGCCGCGAGCTGGAGCGCGAAGACGTTCAAGTTTGCCGATGTGGATGCCAATACCTTCCGCTTTCCGGATCTGCGTGACGTGTTTCCCCGTTTCACCGGCACCGATGCCGATAACGGCAGTGCGCGCACACTTGGCGCTTATAAGGGTGACACGCTCAAGGACCACAACCACGGACTGATCTTTTCCAGCGGTGTGGGTGGCACTGATGTCGTTCCCTACGGCGCGGGCGGCTCACAAGCCATTGGCACGCGAGCCGTGACCGGCGTTGTGGCCGCCGGCATCGCAGGCGCAGAAACAGCGCCCAAACACACCGCATTCAATCCACGTATTCACCTCTGATCATGCACCCGATTACTTGCTACCAGACCGACGACAACGGCATCTTTCTGCATACCGTGACTGCCTACCCCTTCCCAATGGAGGATCGTCTCAACGTGCCTTATCAGGCGGTGCAGACGGCCGTGCCGGAAATCCCGACTGGCCACCGCGCGCGCTGGCTCTCGCCCTTCTCTCCGATGGATCCGGAATATGACACCGCCGGCGAGTGGGTCATCGAAAAAATTCCCGCGTCGGCGGAACCGGCGGAAGAGCCGATCGCAGAATTCCCGGCGCAAGCCTAAACCGCACTCACTAGGAGTTATCAATATGGCAGCTGACTATCACCATGGCGTGCGTGTCATCGAAATCAACGAAGGCACGCGCCCCATCCGTACCATCTCCACCGCCGTCATCGGCGTCATCGTCACGGCCGATGATGCGGATGCGACTGCCTTTCCTCTGGATACTGCAGTTCTGATTACCAATGTGGTCGCGGCCCAGGCCAAGGCTGGCAAGCGCGGCACCATGCGCCGCGTGCTGGAAGCCATTGCGGCACAAGCTAAACCCCTGGTGGTGCTGGTGCGTGTGGCTGAGGGTGACGACGAAGCAGAGCAAACCAGCCTGGTCATCGGCGGCGTCTCGGCCGAGGGCCGCTATACCGGTTCCAAGGCTCTCTTGGCGGCGCAAGCCAAGCTCGGCATCAAGCCGCGCATCCTGGGTGCGCCGGGCCTGGATACAAAGGCGGTCACCAATGCACTGGCCTCCCTGGCGCAGACCCTGCGCGCCTTCGTCTACGCATCGTGCTGGAACTGCGCCACGGTGGTGGCGGCCACCGCCTACCGCGCGGAGTTCGGCCAGCGTGAGGTCATGCTGATCTGGCCGGAATTCGTCTCGTGGGACACGACCTCGAAGGCGGATGTCAGTATCTCGGCCGTCGCCTATGCACTGGGCCTGCGTGCCAAGATCGACGAGCAAACCGGCTGGCACAAGACCCTCTCCAACGTGGTGGTGAACGGTCCGACCGGCATCAGCCGTGACGTGTTCTGGGATCTGCAAGACCCGGTGACGGACGCCGGCGTGCTCAATGCCAAGGAAGTGACCACCCTCATCAACATGAGCGGCTATCGCTTCTGGGGCTCGCGCACCTGCGAAATCCAGGGCGGTTACTTCCCCTTCGAGAACTACACCCGCACCGCGCAGGTGCTGGCCGACACTATCGCAGAAGCGCATATGGTCTATGTTGACCTGCCGATGACGCCTTCGCTCGTCAAGGATCTGGTGGCTAGCATCAATGCCAAGTTCCGATCCCTGAAGGCCAGCGGCTACATCATCGACGGTGAAGCCTGGTTCGATGAGCAGTTCAATGAAAAAGAAACCCTGAAGGCCGGCCAGCTCGTTATCGACTACGGCTATACGCCAGTTCCTCCCGTGGAAAACCTGCTGTTCCAGCAGCGCATTACCGACCAATACCTGGCCGACTTCGCCGCGCGCGTCGCCGCCTAATGGGTAGCCGGCAGGTACGTCCGGCCGCCTCCCATCCTCACATCATAGGAGCAAGACATGGGCATGCCCCACAAACTCAAGGATTTCAATTTGTTCGAAAACGGCATCAGCTTTGCCGGCATGGCCACGGAGGTGACCTTGCCGAAGCTGTCGCGCAAGATGGAGGAATACCGCGCTGGCGGCATGTCTGGCCCCGTCTCGGTGGACCTGGGCCAAGAAGCCATCCAGCTGGAATGGACCGCCGGCGGCCTGGTCAAGGAAGCCCTGAAGCAATACGCGGCCAAGTCCCACGGTGCTGTCCAACTGCGCTTCGCAGGCGCTTACCAGAACGACGATGATGGCTCCGTGCAGGCGGTGGAAATCACCGTGCGCGGTCGCTATAAAGAAGTGGATATGGGCAATGCCAAGGTGGGCGACGACACCTCGCACAAATTCAGCATGCCGCTCAGCGCCTACAAGCTCACCATCGACAACGAGGTGATCTTCGATTTCGATTTCATGAACGGCATCGAGATCGTCGGCGGTGAAGATCGCCGCGCAGACATCCGCAAGGCCATCGGCCTGTAATGGCCAGGCGGCATCCCGTCGCCTACCTCTTCGCTATTCACTATCTCACAAGGAAACACCATGACTACCACCGCCGCACCCGCCCCCAAGATCGAAACCGTCGTCATCGAGCTGGACGAACCGCTGACGCGCGGCAATACCCAAATCACCGAACTGACTCTCCGCCGTCCCAAGTCCGGCGCCCTGCGTGGCGTCAGCTTGATGGATCTCATGAACATGAACGTGAGCGCACTGCAGGTGGTGTTGCCGCGCATCAG